TACCAATGCTTTCTTTCCTGAATTTCACCGCAGAATTTGGTTCTTAATTGAACAGGCGAATGAAGGTGTACGAATGAATTACTACTACACAGATAATCTAAAGATGGGTTTAGTTTCTGCTGCAAAAGCAGAAGAAGGAGTTACCAGAGCGTTTTCTGGTAGTTGCTTTGAATTATGTACAGTCACTAAATGTTTATTCGGCAAACTTGTTGAGTTTACAATGATAAATAGCATTGAGAAAGGTATGGCCGCTTCGGTGAATGTGTATAGCTCAGATTGGAAAAATCTAGCTATGCATTTAGCGCAATTTAGTCCTAACTTTGAGCAAACGAAAGTGCTGCCCATTGATTATTCTAAATTTGATGCTAGTCATACCCAAGTCATGTTATCAAACTGCTTAGATATTATGAACAGATGGTTCGCCTATCATGGCTTTACAGCTTACGAAAAAGCGAGGAAAACCATATATCTGGAAGTAACACATTCTAAGCATGTTGTATTTACTGACATTGTAGAATGGGATCAAGGATTACCTTCTGGTAGTTTTTTAACACTATTAGTAAATTCAGTCATTAATTTAACTAATGTAAGATACTGTTATTATAATCTGACCCCTGAAAGATTCAACATTATACCATTCCATAAAGTTATGTACGCTATTGTTCAAGGAGATGACTTAGGTTTATCCTGCGATGATAGAGTAGCAGAATTTATGACTGCTGATGGAATAGAACAAGCTATGTTATCCCTAGGTTATGTAGTCACTTCTGATGTTAAAAACGAAGCAATTCAATTTAAACCATTAAGTGAAACTACATTTCTCAAGCGAGGTTTCGTGGTAGAGGATGGCGAAGTACTCTGTCCGTTAAGTTTGGATACTATCATGAACACTCCATGCTGGAGTAAAAATGACCAGTATTTTAACAAAATAACATTGGATGCTATCAAATTCTATTTTAGAGAAGCAAGCCTTCACGACCCGACCACATGTCAATATTTGTTTA